TGGCTGCCGTAGTCATCTCGCTGGTCATGGTCGTTTTCCCTTGCGTGTGGCCGCCGCCTTTGATTACTGACATGATTAGTATATCATAATCTGTGGGCTATGTCAAGGGTTTTGATAGCGTAATCAAAAAAATAGTTGAAAAGGTTTTTACTTGGGTTACTACCTGCAAATTGACGAAGACGATCCCGCCCCGCTCGCATCCCTGACCGGCTGGGGCGACGTCATTCGGTGGGCCGATGGTCTTCCGGCTCAGAGGGCGAGCGCGATCAAGCACCTGTGTCAGTTCGGCTGGCAGGAACAGGTGACGCTATTAAAGATCGAGTTAGAGGAATGCTTCAGGTCGGACCCGCCCAGAGACGCGCAGACGCGGGACACGCTTAAAAACTTCATCGCGCTACTGGCGGCGCGGAAAGAAGGCTCAATCGTGGCGAGCGTGACGGACGGCTTAGGGCCTGAGTAAAAACTATGGACTCCCTCATCAACTACGGCAGCGAAGTCAAGGCACTGGACAATGGCAAGGTGGGCGGCTACCTCGTCTACTTTTCCACGGCGGACGACCCGGACCAGACCACCAGCCGGGACTTCTTCACCAAAAACACCGACTTCGGCCTGGACCACAACACCAAGAGCATCGTCCTGTTTGACCACGCGCTTGACCCGACCATGAAGGGCCGCAAGCTGGGCAAGGGCGAGATGAAGCTTGACGACGTGGGCGTGTGGATTGAAGCGCAGATCGAGCGCCGGGACGACTACGAGAAGGCCATCGCCTCCCTCGCCGGGATGAAAAAGCTGTCCTGGTCTTCAGGCACGGCGTCCCACCTGGTCGAGCGCAAAGAGGTCAAATCCGCCGGCGAGCGAATCTCGCACGAGATTCTGACGTGGCCGCTGGGCCTGGACGCGAGCCTGACGCCGACGCCCGCCGAACCCCGCGCCGTCGCCATGTCGCTCAAGTCGTATGAGGCCGCCCCCCACGCCTCGTTCAAATCCCTCCTCGTGGGGATGAGCGGGGACGATGCGGGCGGGGGCGACTTGCCGGGCGACGTCCCGCCCGCCGAGCCGCCGGAACCCGGCGAGGCCATTGTCGAATCCCTGAAAGCACTTCCCTTTTCCCAGTTTCTGTCTGCGGCGGGAGCCGTCGCGGACCTCACGGCCCGGCGGCTGTCGTGGTACGACTCCGAGCGGTCCATCAAGCAGGGGCGGCCCATCAGCGCCGAGAACCTGGCGTCCATGCGGACCATCCGCGACGGGATGCAGGGCCACGTCTCCGCCCTGTCCACCCTGATTCAGAAGCACGACCCCCCCGCCGAATCCGTCAAGCCCGCCGAATCCGTCAAGGCGGAAGCGGGGACGCTCGACCAGGCCATCCCTGACAAGTCCTTCACGCTGGACGACGCGGCGCGCGCCCGGTATGCCGAAGCTCTGTACATGGAGGCCCACGGCGGCACCCTCAGTTTTTAGGCAGACAGCTTTTAGGCAGACAGCTTTTAGGCAGACAGCTTTTAGGCCCCTCAGCCTACCACACTTTTCTTAACAGGAGTTCACCGTGTCCCTCAAAATCAAGTCCGAGCTGCTCCAGCAGAAGCGCGGCGAACTAAAGACCATCTATGACGGGTTCCCGCGCGACGAGTCCGGCGAGGTCAAGGGCATTACGCCCGAGCAGCAGACCGAGTTCGTCCAGCGCACGGACGAACTGAAGGCCATCCAGGACGAATACACCGCCCTGAAGAAGATCGAAACCACCGCCCTCCAGAACGAGGACGAACTGAAGTCCCTTGCCGAGCCGCAGCGCGGCTTCACGTTCGGTGGTCCTAGCCATCCGAAAGGCGGCCCCGAGGAGCCGGGCACGAAGAGCCTGGGCGACTGCTTCCTCGAAAGCAAGGCCTACAAGGCGCGGCTGGGCCAGGATCGGGGCTTTTCGCCGGACGCCATCAAGATGAACTCCTTGCAGGTGGAGACGTCCGGCGTGTCCATCAAGACGCTCCTTGCCACCACCGCAGGCTTCGCCCCCTTCGTGCCCCGCGATGGGACGATCATCTACAGCCCCCAGCGCCGGCCCGTCGTCTCCGACCTGATCCCCCAGGTGGACACGACGGTTGCGGGTATCCGGTACATGGAGGAGACGCTGTTTACGAACAACGCGGCGGCTGTCCCCGAAGGCACGGTCAAGCCCGAGTCGGCGTTTCAGTTCCAAGAGCGGTTTGTCGGCCTGACGAAGATCGCAGTCAGCATCCCCGCCACCGAAGAGCAGATGGCGGACGCGCCGCAGCTCCGAGGCTTGCTCGACAACCGCATGACCTTGCAGCTTCGCTTGGAGGAGGAGCGCGAACTGCTCCAAGGCAACCCCAGCGCCAACGCGACTGAGATAACCGGGTTTTTGAACAAGCCCGGCGTACAGTCCATTCCCAAGGCAACGTCCGACGACTTCACCGCCGTCCTTCAGGCCATCATTCAGATCGAGAATACCGTCGGCTTCGCTAACGTGGACGGCGGGGTCATCCACCCGCTCGACTGGCTGAAATTCCGCACCAAACAGGACAGCACAGGCCGGTTCATCATGGGCGACCCCGACCGTGTGGGGCCGGCGACCCTGTGGGGCAAGACGTTCATCCCGACGATTGCCGAGCCGCAGGGGAGCATCCTGCTGGGCGATTTCGCCACCTACTCGCAGCTCCTGCGCCGGGAGGCGATCACGTTCCGGGTCGGCTACGTCGGCAGCCAGTTCTTGATGAACGTCATGACGATCATCGCCGAGATGCGCGAACTCCTGGTCATCACCCGGCCCGTCGCATTTGGCGTCGTCAGCGGCTCGTTCTAACCAAAGGACGAGGGCGGGGCGTTCGCCCCGCCCTCGCGTCTGAGGAGGCGCAAGCCATGGCGTCTGAGGAGGCGCGAATCATGTCCCTGATCGAACTCGACAACGTAATCGAAGGCTCGTTTGGCATCCTGCGAAACCCCGGCCCGCCGGTCAGCAACGCGGGCGCGGCCTCCGCCGTGCAGTCCCTCGCCGTCTCCGGCATCCCCACGGGTGGAACCCTGTCCCTGTCGTACCGGGGTTCTACGGCGACCGTGCCTTACAACGCGACGTCCGCGCAGGTGCAGGCCGCCCTGTCCGGCTTGCCGGGCATCGGGGCCGGGAACGTCACCGCATCGGGCGGTCCCCTGCCCGGTGCGGCCGTCACCATCACCTTCGCCGGGCGGCTGGCGAATCAGCCCCTGCCGCTCGTCACCGCGAGCGGCACGGGCCTGACCGGGGGCACGTCCCCGTCCGCAAGCGTCACGCAGACGACGGCTGGCGTCTCGGCCTCGTTCTCGAACGCCGGGACGGGGCAGATTTTGGAAGACACCGTGAACGGCGTCACCTACGAGAATAAGGGCGCGCCCGGCACCCCGACTTGGACCCAGATCGGGGCTTAACCAGAAGGCGTTAGGAGATTTGTACCATGGCATCACTCGACACGACGGGGATTGACCCGAAAGTGCAGGACCTCTTGAAGCGGGCGGCGGACGGCGTGACGGGCGGGGGCAACGCGCCCGCCGGGACCGGCACCTACGTCAGCGCCGAGCGCGTCCATCTGACCCAGGACGGGCGGCCGGTGGGACAGGACGACCCGGACGCTGCGTTCCTGCTGTGCGCGGCGGGCGCGACCCTGCCGCAAGACCTGGCCGATGAACTGGGCCTGGGGCCGTCCGCGCCGCCTCTCCCCAAAACCTCGCCCGCGCGGGGCAGCCTGAAGATCACGGTCGCCGACCCGGAGACGGGCCAAACCAAGACGACCGACAGCGGCGACCTGGACCCAGGGCAGGTCGCCTCTTAAACTTATCGGCTATTCGTAAAGTGCGGTAGAGGTCCGCCGCACTTTACGATTTTGTATTGGAGTGTTTATGCGATTTTTCTTTGATACAGAGTTCGTTGAGGACGGCAAAACCATTGACCTGATCTCAATCGCTATCGTGGCTGAAGACGGGCGTGAATATTTCGCTGTGTCCACACAGTTCAATCAAAGAAGGGCAAAAGCACATCCTTTTGTTTCTGAGCACGTGCTGCCGAAACTGCCGAAACGCTCCCCGTCACAGACGGATAGTCCGCGTATTCGGATGGAGGCGGGCGCATGGAAGCCACGTGCTGTGATTGCCCGTGAAATCCAAGAGTTTGTCGGCAATGACCCAGAATTCTGGGCTGACTTCGCGGCTTATGACTGGGTAGCGCTTTGTCAGCTCTACGGCACGATGATGGACTTGCCGAAGGGCTGGCCGTTCTTCTGCCGTGACGTGCAACAGTTCCGTAAGATGCTGAACGTCCCCAAGTTCACGGTCGATACGCACAGAGAACACGACGCCCTCGCCGATGCCAAAGAGTGCAAGGCGCGGCACGATGTATTGCAGCAAAAACTCGCCGAGTGGGTGACAACCCGATAGCGCTTCTCTAGGGTGGAAGCCTACCCTGCTTTAAGGATAGCCAACTCCTCCCTTAGTCGTAGGCGAGGAACGCGGCCCACTGCTTTGCCTCTGCCTCAGACACAAATCTGCCTCAGACACAAATCTGCCTCAGACACAAAGCGGTGGGCGGTGGGCCTGTTCCATTTCGTCCCCTGCGTTCTTTTTGCCATGCCCGACCTGACCAAATACCCGGACGCGAATGAACTCGTGTCCTTCCTGCTGGCGGCGGGCATGGCGGTGGACGCCCCGCCCTGCGGGCCGGTCTATCTGGCCGCTATAAACGCCTTGGGGTCGGCCGTCGCGGAGTGGGAGGAGCGGACGTGCTGGCAGCCGTTCCTGTCTTCGGGGCAGGACTCGGCGCGCGTTTTCGACGGGCCGGGGGCCGAGATACTGGACCTGGACGGCGGCCTGCTGTCCCTGACGTCCCTGACGATCAGCGGCACGGCTTATACCCAAAACCAGCAGTTCACGCTGGGGCCGCAGGACGCCGCCGCGCGCGGACGTCCGTTCACATACCTAGACTTCGGCCTGCCGGCCTATTCGCAGGGGGGCGGCTACGGGCTACTCAGCGGCGGGTTCCTCGGATTCGTGCCGATGGGGCGGCGGTCCATCGCGGTCGTGGGCCAGTGGGGCCGCTGCAACGCCCTCCCCGGCGACGCGCGTCAGGCGGTCCTGACGCGGGCGGCGGAGATGCTGTACCCGCAGAGGGTGGCAGCCATGACGGGCGTGGTCTCTCAAACGCAGACGGCGGACGGCACCAGCATCAAGTTCCGGGGCGGCGAGTTTAATCCGTTTTCCGGCGACAAGGGCGGCGCGGTCTCGTTCGCTGCCGTCGTTGAGCGTTACCGCCGCCTGGCGATGTGAGGGTTTTCGATGAGCTGAGGCCGTGTCCCTGCCCGCACACGAAAGGCTATGTTGTAAATGACCTACATTAAATCCACGCCCGCCGCCACGCGGCTTCAGCTTCTCACGTCTCAGCAGACCGGCAACACGCTGGCCGCGCCGCTGGCCGTGCCGCCCACGACCATCGACCTGGTGATCGTCCACCGGACGCTGACGGCGGCGGCGACGGATTTCCTGTTTACTGCCAACCAGGCCGGGCGGGGCGTCATCCTGTCGTTCTCAAACGACAACGGCTCGACGGCTAACCTGACGGTCTCGGCCCAGACCGGCGAGACGATTTCCGGGCCTGTCTCCGCCCTGAACCCCGCGCCCGCCCAGACGTATGTTTTGCAGCCGGGAGAGACGCTGACGCTGGAAAACACCGGCAACGCCGCCTGGACGCTCGTCGCGTAAGGAATCGGGATGCCCAAACAACTTCAACTAAAGCGTTTTTTGGCGTCGCTAGCTGCGTTGACGCTGCTGTTTCTCCCCCTATCAGGCAGGGCCAGCAGCGTCGGCGCGCCCGTGCCCAAGCCTAATGGCCCCAGCCAAGTGCCCGCCTCCATCGCCCTGCCCGCCGGGGGCTTCGCCTGGACGCCCGTGACGCTGCCCTACGGCACGAACGGCAGTCAGATGGCCGTGGGAGGGGTCGTGGACACGGGTTCGCGGCTGTCGGTGAGTCCGAGCGGCGCGGCGGAGAGCGGCCTTGTTGTAAATATGCCAAACGGAACGACGGCTTCAGGGCTAATCGTTAACGGGGGCGATTTATCTATCAAAAACTTGAACCACCCTGCCGATCTCTCTATTGCAGGCTATCCCGACACCTATCAGTATTCCACTTTCCTTCTTCTTGACAGTACAGGCGGTGCACCGTTCAATAATCCCTACTGGTATTTTAGTTACAAAAGTGCTGCTGCTTACGGTCGCGAGTTCCAGATGGGCTACTACAGCGGCGCGGCATTTGGCAATTCGTATAGTTCCCCTCTGAGTCTTTCTACCACAGGAAACCTTAACATTCAAGGTGTGTTCACGGGTCCTAGCGCATCACTCACAACTACCAGTCCATATAGCAGTCCACTGTTCCTTAAAATAGCATCCGGCCAGGCCGCCGACGCAGAGCAGTTACAGACCAGCACCGGCACGGTTCTCAGCCACACGACGGCGGCGGGCAA